CCGCAAAAAGCTGGCGCATGATTTATCGTTGTATACCAAAATCGTGACGATTACCGACATGTACGACGCCATTACCAGCGACCGGGTGTATCAAAAAGGCAGTACGCATTTGGAAGCGACCAAGATCATGTTCGACATGATGGGGTTGCATCTGGAAGAGACGCTGGTCGTTAAATTCGTGGAAAGCTTGGGGGTTTATCCGCCGGGCTGTTTTGTGGAAATGAGCAATGGCTGCATCGGCTTAGTGGTTGAAATTAATGAAGCGTCGCGTTTACGGCCTAAGGTCTTGCTGATTTTAGATCAAGATAGAAATGCCGTGACCGAAAGAGTGATAGATTTGGCGGCTATGCCGCAGGATGAAACCGGAAGTCTTTACACCATATGAAGCGCGCTGAGATAATTGAAGCCGTATCTGTGAGATAAATGAACGAGTTTTAATTTGCAGTAGATAAAAGTTAATTGCGCATTTAGCAAGCAACTAAGTAAGAGTTTGCGCAAGAATAAAAATCTGATCAACTTCTTCATCAGTTTTACCCAACGATTGTTGAATAGATGTAACTAATGGATGAAGCCTATAAAATGTGCGAGCGTCAGTCCACATATCTTTTGTATCTTGATCAGCTGAAATAATCGCCTCCTCAACAAGTTGCCGAATGCCTAGCTGAGACAATGACCGCTTTAGCTGCCAACTAAAGCATTCCATTGTTTTTCGCTGCTCAGAAACCGGCAAGGGTGCAAACCTAATTAAATCCGCCTCTTCTTTGGTAATAAGAACGTATCCTGCGGGAATAAAGCGATCCTGAGAACCATCCTCGGAATATTCATAAACTAAATTGTCAGTACCTTTATATTGCTTCATAAAATCCTCCAATTAACGAAGCTCTCTCCAAACTAATGAAGAAAATGTGTCGGAACCACCTTTACTCAAATTATACGAAAAGCCAGGCAGTACAAGAGTAGTTAGCGAAAATGAAAATCCAGACTGTACGTTGGTCGAAATAAAAGGAATAAAGTCAGGGGCCAAACCAATATATAGTGTGTAAAAACCAGTGCCAGCCAAAACTTGCCCTCCAGCGGAAACCAGTATGGGTTTGCTAGTTGAGTTTAAATAGTTTGTGTTAATAGCCCTAGAAGCGGAAACATCGACAGGCGCCTGATCATATCCGAACCCAAGCATCCTGATGGCTTTTAATAATTGTGTAAGATCATTATCATCCGGCGTCAGTGATGCCGCCTGGATCACAGCTAATATTTCGCGCTGTGGATATTCAATGGCGGGGCCGGATGGGATTGAACCGGCCAATGAGCCCGGAATGCCGGTGACATAAGGGTCGTTGGCCGCGCCGCCGACAGGTGGTTGATATTTCATGGCATCTCCTTAAGGTACATAGACAAAATGCAAAATTCGATGGGCCTGATTAATGTCTCTAAATCGACATTCGAGATCATCGGCAGCAACAAATTTAGTAATCGGATCAATACCGCATTCGGATTCACCGCAGCGAAAATACGTCACTCGCGGGCCAAGCACGGTCACAGACCAATGGTGACGGATTTTGTGGCCGCCTTCCCATAATGCATCAATGCCGCATTGGCTGAAGCCACAGACAAAGGGCGTATATTCGGTAATTTCAATCGCATAGCCCATAGCATTGGCTAAAGCAACATAAAATGCACGGCTCTGGCCGCCGGTGTAAGTTAATTTTGCAACTAATGCTAAGCGCCGTTCCTGCAACGTGGTGTTAACAAGAGCGGAGCAGATATCCGGTAACTCGGCGAAGTTTTCCCAATCAAACAATAAATCCGATGTGTAGCGCGGATCGAGGTCCAATCGTAGGGTTTCTGCGCGATTATCGACCCTTGCGAATTCTTCCGCCAAGGCTTGCATAATTGCATGGATTCCGGAACCTGGCTGACGCAAATCGTCCCATAATTTACCATACGGCAAGTGCGCTAATAACGCGGTTAAATAATCGTCGGCAGTGCTCATAAGGCAGTAAATATGGGTGTCCCTAGCGTGACAATGGCTCCAATCGGAGGAGTTACATTAGCTGAAGGACTGATCAAATCATGATCAAACTCGCCTAAAGCAGTCGATATCGCCTCTCTAATATGCGATAGCAGTACAGTACCGGAGCCAGTGCCGTTTTCCGGAGCGGCTTGGTCGCGTATTAATGATGTCAGCTGCGCAATAATTGCGGCTTGAACCGCAGTTGTATTTGGCGACAAAGCAATCTGCGGATTAAGTGGCGCGGCTACGGGCGGCGTTACAAATAATCCGGACATGCCTGCAGGCCGTAACGGATCTATATAGTTAAACAATGCGGCTGCATCAGACAACAGAGGAATGCCATCGGCATAGGTAGCGTCCATAGTGAAAAACACGGTCACTGTGCCATCGCCCATTAATAATGGTACGTCCCATGCTCGGGTAATGCCTGGATATTCCAATGCCCAGGACACATAATCGGAACGACTGCCGCCTTGAATCGGTTTGCGGACGCGCCGAAAATATCTGGCTTGTAAATTATCGTCATCTTCAGCTTCGGCACCGCCGGTTAATCCATCCCCGGTTAATGTTAGATTTGAATTGATGCCGTCTATAGGGCTGAGCAACGACAAAACCTCTCCAGCCAACAAATTACCGATAGCACCTGTTGTAACAGCGGTAAGGCTTGCAGACGCGCTGGTACCGGATATGGTCACTTCAGTATCGGTGGTATATTCAACACCGTATCTGCTTTGCCATAATGCGCCGGCAGGCAATACCGCGCCATTTGCACCGTTAAATGTTACAACACCGCCGGCGGCTTGGGCAGGATTGGCGGTAATACCATATAGTGCTGCGAATTGCTGCAGCGATAATCCGGATGCCGTAAATGGATGGTATTGAGTGGCTAAAAAATCGAGGTGGCCATGCAAACCATGCGACACACCTGCCACGGCCTGGCGTATCCCTTCGATGATAGTGTTATATTGCGTTGGATTGATACCGGCAATGACTTCCAAGTCTATACCGATCCGCGTTTGTATCTCCGGTAATGTCGGGCGGATAAAATTACTCATAAGTTCACCGCATTGTAAGTGGCTTGCCAAATACTGCCACCCGGCAGAGTCGCGTCGATGCTACAAGCAAGCAGTCCAGGCGCGTGCCACCAGGCGTCGACTTTGATAGTGACGGCCAGATCAACATCGATCAGCCATTGCAAGGACTGCCCTATATAAATGATAGCCAGTGCACGGGTTTCGTCGGTTTGCTTTGCCCTGCGCAGTACCCATAACAACGAGCCGTGCGGCTGAGCCTGAAATGCGGGTGCTCCTGATGCGGGAAAGTCGTCGGCCCAATAACCGCCTTGATAATCTGCGATATCGTCAGCCAGGTGTTGTGGACGTGGATCGGTATCGGTTAAACGACGGTCAGTGAAGAGACTGGCAATCACCGCCGCGCGAAGCGACGTGTCCAGATTGGGATTGCCGTTGTTAATATCGACATAGAAGCGACCGGTTTGGTCGGTTTTGGCGTAAAAATCGATCATAACGCTTTGATCCACGATCGGCCACAAACCGGCGCTACTGCCGGAAGATACTTGTACTTTGTCGCCGATCCTGGCTACTTTGGCACCGCCATCACCGCCTAATTGAACATCCGCCGAATCAATCACGACTTTAAGTGCTGTAAGGCGGATATGGTCACGCTTAATGATGATAGTTTGGCCCTGGTCGTCATGTAACGCCACTTCACCGGCCATCAAACCCACCAGTCGATAACGCCTATCAGCCACTACAATAGCGATTTCATGGCACAGCTTCCGCGCCGGCTTGTGGATGGGATGTAATCCCATACGGCTCGAAGTGTTCGACGTTATCTAGCGGAACTCCACCAATGGTTTTGACTTGCAATAATTGCAACAAGCTTGCGCTATCCACTAGCGATACCACGCCACGGGTAACCATTAATTGCACACGGCGCTTTAATTGATCAAGCATCAAAATCCCCCATTATTGCCATGCGCTGCCGGTTCCGGCAGCGGCAATAGATCAAAGGCCTGAGGCGGTGCGACATCCAAGGTGGTGACAGTCCCGCCGCTGTCATCTATCGAAAATGTTACCTGGCTGATTAGCAAGCGAGTACTCTTATTAAAAAAACGGTCGTTCACATCAACCAATACATTGGGCTCCCACAATCCGTTGGCATGTCGCCAGCCTTGGACGACATAGCTAATAGTCTGGCCTTCGCCGGTACGGCGATTGAGTTCGGCGGCGCTGCGTATTTTACAATCGGCAGTATTGGCCGGGCCGTCGGCCGTGATGCAGATAGGCCGGTACCGCAAGTTTGCATCCTTGGCCAGCGCCTCGGCGTGCGCAGCGTTGTTGCCGTACGAGCGATCGGTGCCGCTGGTCTGGCCAAGCACACGGTACTCTGAAAAGCGTTCGGAGGTGCTGAACCTGGCGGAAGCGGATTTTATATTTTTGCCGAACTCCAACGCGGTTGGCGCCACCGCGGTGCCAGTACGAATGAAAACGATGGAACCGTCGGCCTTGCTAACCACGCGCACGCCGCGTATACGGCTGAGCTCATTGAGAAAATCAAAAATGGATTGCCCGGCTTCCAGCGCTACTTTAGCAAACGGGCCGCCGATATCGGTTTCGGCCGTCACGGCAATGCCGAACGGGGCGGCTAAAGCGGATGCTATTTGCAACAAATTGCGTCCGGAGAATTGTTGGCCTTTGGTACTGCAATCCACCAAATCAGCCGCCGAGCTCAGTCCGGAAACTGATATGCTGTGACTGCCCTGGTCGTATGACGGGCTCACTTCAAAGACGTAGCCGCTGATCACTAACTCGTCATCGATCAAGACCTGGCACTTAGAATCGTCCCTAATCGGCCGGGCTTGATCTTGACCCACCCAACGATCAGTCAGTTCGAGATCGAAGGTATTGGCGGCCTGCTTGATGCTGCGCACGATGCGAATAGAGGTCCAGCCATCCCAGTTTTGGTCATCGATTTTTAAAGTGACATTAGGCATTAAGCACCTCCAAAATCGTCCCGCCCGGGATCAACGCCGGATTGGCAATATTTGGGTTGCGGGCCAGAATCTCATCTGCCCGCAGTGAGGTACCGTAACGATTATAGCTAACAATGAGCGCAGATAGCGTGGCATTGGCCGTATAGGCCTCTAGCGAGGCCGCATCACGACTGTTCAAATCCTTAATCACTGCCACCCGCAAGGTCTGTAATTGGCTATACATATTGTAATCGGCTGCCTGTGCTAATGCCGCCAGACGGGTGCTGATGTAATCGCGCACAGCTTTAGCATCGTCGCGGCTAGGATACGCTAATACGGCGCTCAGGCGAGCCTGCTCGATGGCGCTGATCTGGTCGGCGGCGGCTTTTAAAGCCGCTTGATTGACGGCCGCCTGGTCTTTGATCGGGGTGCCGTAAGATGCCGGCGGGAATACCACCGCCGGCTCCAAAGTCTTAACCAAACGCAATGGCGTAACCGGTCTGGGTGCGTAAATACTGCTTGATGCAGCTGCCGGTACCGCAACACTTACGGTAGGCGCGGCAACCGGTGATCCGCCGAACAAATGGGACGACACGCCCAAGTTGCTTAATGCGGATGCTCTCAATAATAACGGATAACCTATGCTCAGCGCCCTGGCCAACAGCCCGGTAGAACCGCTGGCCGCATTGACCAACGCTCCTACCAAATTAGTAGGCGAGTTTAATATCCCCATTAATCTAGTGACTGCGTTGCCACCGAGTAGCACCGATTCTCCAGCGGATAACACGTCTTTCACCAGGCCGGCCGGTAACGGCAGATCGGCGATCAAGCCGGAAAAACCGTTGTCAATGGCTCCCAGCAAGTCCACGATGTGTGTTTGTAAAAAAGACGAATTCAGATAATTGGCTGCCGACGCGAATTGGCTGATAACAGACCGGTGCGCCACGTTCACTTCTGCCAATGTAGCGGATGAGGCGCTAACGGTCGACGTCGGTAAGGCATCGGTACCGGACTCAATAAATGAAAAATCGATAGTGGCCATGCCGCCGGCGGTAAACGATTCGGATAACGCCAACAGCTCGCAAACCACATCCATGCGGCCAAGCCAAGGATGCACCAAGCGCTTGCTGCCGGGCATCTCAATCTCGGCAATCAAGCGGTCCCGATCCGCCATATAATCGTCGCCATTGTCGGCAGAGTTGATGACATAGGCTTGGATAGACAGCGATCGTCCTTTCCGGCCAAGGTCTTCTGCGAACGGCTGGTCGCGGCCTGGGTATTCGTGTGATACGATGCGGCGGCCGAAATTGGCGTTGTGGCCATCGACAAAAAAGGGGATGCCGTTTAACGAGCCAGGCTGCAACTTGTCCAGAAACGATGCCATCAGAAATGCCTGCCCGCGCGTGGGTTTGAGGTTTCGACGGTACCGGATTTTATATCGGCTTTTTTGACCGTTACCGGTGCGCCTGTAAACTCGACGAGTAATTTACAGTCAATCGGTTTAGGGGCGGCATTAGTTGATCCACTATTCAATAGTTGTGCCGATGGCCCTAAGACAGGCGATTTAACCGGCGGACGAAAACCGTTCAGCGTGCCAGGTGGCGCGACGCCGGAAAACGCTGGCTGGCTAGGTTGCGGGTACGGAAATAATGGAGTGGTGTCTGCGAATGGGTTCAGGCCGCGGACTATGCCGACGATGCCGTCTTTAATGCCCGAAATGGCGCCTTTAACATTATTGATGGCAGCCATAAAAATGCCGTTAAACCAGCCGGCAATATCATCAATCGCCAGCTTGATACCACTTACTACATTGTCCCAATTTTTGTATAGCAACACGACAGCCGCAATAACAGCGGTAATCGCCAGCAACATAGGGTTAGCAGCAAATGCTGTCGCCAAAACCAGCACCCCTTGCACCACTTGTGTAACGGCCAACAATAACGGGCCGGCCATAATGGCCGCCACCACACCCAGGCTGATTTTGGCCAAGTTACCGAAACCGCCGACCCGATCAGCCAGTTGGCCGACGAATTGATAGAGCTGATTACCGGCGGCAAACGCCGCTTCAAATCCTTTTTGCAGCTTATTGCCCACTTCGGCGGCCCATTTTTGTAATGAGCCATCAGCAGCCATGCGATCAACTAGCGCCAGCAAATTAGCCAATTTACCCTTTAGATAATCAAACAACCCGCCTTTTAGCACGGCTAATTTAACGCGTGTCCATTGGTCTTCCAGGTTGGAAGTTAAGCCAATCCAGGTTTTGCTTAAGTTGGCCATGGCGCCGGCGTATTTGCTATTCCAGATTGCATATAATGTTGACTGGATCATGGCCTTATTACGCTTATCGGCCGTTTTATTAATAGTCTTGCCGGCTTCCTGGTACGAGTAGGTAATTCTGTTGCCTTGGACTGAGGTTGTTATCCCGAACTCTTTGAGCCGCTCATTTTCGCCGGTTACAGCATCGGCAATAGCCTCTACGGCCTGCGACAGCGGTTTACCCAGCGCCGCCGAGGCATCGCCTAAAGTGCGTAAAGAGCCATTCATGGGATCAATACCGTACGATCGTAACCGTACAAATGACTCCGTGACTTCGGCAAACGTAAACGGCGTAGTGGTTGCAAAATCCGACACCCAGGCCAATGATTGCTCGGCCTTTTGTGACGAGCCTTCTAGGGTTTTCAATATGGCTGAGTATTTTTCAAACTCGGCGGCGGTATCGATAAACTGACTTTTAAACAGATAGCCGCCCACACCGGCCAGCGCCGCCATTTTGCCGGTGAGACCGACCACTTCGCGGCCAACGCCTGACAAGCCTTGCGATAGCTTACCCAGTCCCGATACACGAAAGGCCCGGCTCAGCTCGCCACCCAAACGTGTTGCCGGGGCTTGCAGAGCTTCAATCCGGTTGTTAATAGCCCGCAGTGGCGCGCTAATCCGGTCTAGCGCGGTCAGGGTTAATCTAAGTCTTAAATCAGCCATTCACGCGCACCGCTTGGGCGTGCCACATCAGCAATTCGTCACCATCCATGTTCCATAGATCCGATGGCTGAAAGTGAAACACCGCCGCCAAATCCCCCATTACTTGCTGCCAGTTGCTGGGGAACGATCCAAAAAACCGGAAAACACCGGGTGATTGGATATGGCCGTTAAATCCTCACTGTCGATTTGGTCGACGACATAGGCCGGCAGGTCGGCCAAGGTACCGATCAACGCCGCGATCTTGCCGATTTCACCGGGTACCGAATCCATTGCCCGTAAATGCTTCAGTTTAATGCGCTCCGGAAACGTGATTTCGCTAATAGCTTTGTCGTTATGGTTGACAGGGTATTGCAGTGTAATCGATGGCATTAGACCTCCTCGGGAATGTCGCCGCAAATTTCCAAATCATAGGTGCCGTTGGAGGTATCCAGCGGCACACTGTTCATGCAAAACGCATTGCGTATAGACCAGCGCTGACCGGTGTCTGTCTCAAATAGTACCGTGCCACCGCTGAATTGCAGTTTTGACGCGCTCACGTCCGCAGTCGCCATCACCTTGCAAGTGATCTTGGGCGGCTCCACTTTGTCCATGCGATAGATGCGGCCGTTGTCGGCGGCCTTACCTTCTCCCATGATGCCGCCGCGCTCCAGTGTGGCGCCTTTTTCAGTGGCCAGTGGGCCGTAGCCGGGTATGGTGATAGTTGCCCGGCCAACAATTTGATTACTCATTATCTAAACTCCGTGTGGATTGCGACGATACGCAAGTTCTTGATTAACACCGGACTATCATAAACATCCAGCCGGTTATTGTTGTCGGCATTGATCTCAGCCAATAGCGTGGCCTTGTAACTGTCGTAATCCTCCGTCCAACCGCGATCCATAAAACCTTGGTACAACGCCAGCATTTCGATTTTTGCTAATTTAGGCTGCATGATCGGCTGGCCGGGCGGCACGTTGTAATTGTCGCTGGCGAGTTTAAAGTCCGGATAGCGCTGGGTAAAATAATGCCGCTGTTCCAAGCGGATGCGCTCCAGGGTTTCCGGGGTATTGATGTACAGCCAGGCGTCGTCGGCCGCGCCGCCATTGTTGCGCTGGTACATGGTCAGCACGGCTTCCAGTATTACATTGCCTGCCGCATCTATGGTGTAGGTGGATATGCCATCGAATAGCAAGGTATTGCGTTCGGCATCATCCCAGCGGTCGGCCTTGGCCGGCGCCAAAATACCGGGCAGCAATTTGCCGCGCAATTGCCGCGAGGGATCAATCGACAAGGCGGCACCGGAAACGGCCATTTGTGTGGCGGCCCAAAGCCAGGTTGCGGTTGGCGACGCGCCGGCCGGAATACAGCTGACTTGGTTAGAGTTGCGGCCATTGCCGAACGAGCTGGTAGCGGCCAAGTTGCCGACATAACTGATAAACGCACGACCACCGATGGCGCGTAGCGGCCCGAACCGGGAACCCAATTCGGTTTCCAGCGCGGTCAGGTTGGCGGCATCGGTATACGGTACGGCCAGCCAGTTAAACCACTCGCCGCCCAGCGTATCCAGCGCAGTGCTGATGTTCGGGTTGCCGGCGCCGGCGGTGGTTTGTGCAACCGCGAATGTCATGCCGTCGTTAGTATTATCGCTATCGTAATACGCAAAGCGAATATCGACGGCGGAGCCGGTTTCGCCCTTCCACCGGCAGGTCAGGTTAACCTTGAACGCACTAGTGCCATCCACGGCCGCCGTCATCGGTATATCGGTACGGGCGTTAATCGCCGCCGCCAGCGTAGCGGCCACGGCTGTAGCGGTATCGCCCTTGACTACCGCAAACGGGATACGGTAGCCGCCCACATAGGCATAGCGGGTATTGGAGGTAGCGGCCGTGCCGGTAATGGTAACTTGTCTTACGCACGCAGTTCCGGCGGCATTCTCGTTCAACGCCACCGCCCACATTTCCAGATACGGCGCGGCTTTCTTGGCGGCTTTGATCATTTCCGCCAACATCGAGCCGCGACCGAACATTTGCTCTACCCCGGCGCTATCACCGGTGACCAGCGATAGCACACCTTCGGTCACCGTGCCGGTGTTGAGACGCTGACCGATGATGACGGCTTTGGCGTCGAATACAGCGCGACCGGCCAAACGGCCGTCGAACTCGATATAAACGCCCGGCACCCGTAATGCGCTGGGGACATCATTAAAGCCTATGGTCATGCGTCATCTCCTTTTTTAGCCTTGGACGGATTGGCCGGCTGAATAGGTTCTGCCGGCATTAATGTGCCGTCTTTGATGCGTTGCCGATAGTAGCGGTCATTCGGCACCTCCGCGCCGTCCGTCGGCATGATGTGGTAATGGCGTTCCGGTTGGCGCACCACATAGGCTTGGCCGGATTCGGGATTAATAGTTGGTATCACAAACATGGTTACCCCTGCGGTAGCGTGAAATCGTTGATAAAATCAGTCTCTTCGCCGGCATCAATATCGCTCTCGGCGTGGAACGTTTGGAACAGCCCGAGTGATGACGCGTCAAACGCCGTGTCTAACGGCATGCGCGGCAATACTAAGGGGATGCCGTAGAGCGTGCCGCCCATTTCGAACAGCGCCTTGGCGAATACCGAGACGTTGAATAGATTGGTTACGTTACCCTTGCCCCACAGCGTGCCGATGCCGGCAATCGTGTGTCCGTGTAATTTAGGCGCGATGGCTTGCACAATGTCATAAGCACCGATTAGCGTCGGCGCGCCGCGGCGGCGATAGACTTCAAGAGGCTCTTTGGTCAGCACATAGACGTCGAATCGGGCATTGATCCAACAACCGCCTTGCGTGTCGAGTAATTCGCCGCCATTAAACGCGCTGTATACCGCCGGCG